ATGCCCAAGGCTCGGCGCTGTTGAAGCATCCTGAGGTTCGGGCCGCGATTGCTGACGGGCAGATAAAGCAACAAGAGCGCACGCAGGTAACGCAAGATTATGTCTTGCGCCGCCTTGTGATTGAGGCCGAGCGCGAGGGCGAAGGCTCGTCTCACGCCGCCCGCGTCGCGTCGGTTGTCGCTCTCGGCAAGCACATGGCGATGTTTACCGAGAACGTTGACCACAAGTCAACGGACGGCACGATGTCGCCGATCGGCGTTACCTTCGTGGGCGTGGACCCTGATGACCCCGACGCAGCATGAAATCCGTATCCCCAAGCGCATGGCGCAAAACTTCGCCAAGCCCGCGCGCAATCGGGTATTCCCAGGCGGTCGAGGCTCAGGCAAGACGCGAGGGGCTGCGGTCTACTCGGCGCACAGGGCGTTGCTGCACGCCTCTCATGGGCGGCACGGCGTAATCCTTGCAAGCCGAGAGCACCTGAACAGCCTTGAGGAGTCTAGCCTTGAGGAGATTAAGGCGGCGATCCGCGCTCACGGCTGGATGCTCGACCGCTTTGACATTGGCGAGAGATATGTTCGCACCAAGTGCAAGCGGGTTGCGTTTGCCTTTGCTGGCCTGCGGCACAACCTAGACAGCATCAAGTCCAAGGCGCAAATCCTAGACAACTGGACTGATGAAGCCGAGGGCGTTAGCGCCAGCGCGTGGGATAAGCTGTTGCCGACGATCCGCGCCGAGGGGTCCGAGAACATCGTGACCTATAACCCTGAGAGCGGCGAGAGCGCCACGCATAGGCGATTTATCTCATCGGGCGACAGCGACACGTTAATCACCACGCTCAACTGGCGAGACAACCCGTGGTTCCCTGCGGTGCTTGAGATTGAGCGCCTGCGAGACCAGCGCAATCGACCGGACACTTATGAACACGTTTGGGAGGGCGGCTTCCTCTCAATCACCGACGCGCAGGTATTTAAAGGCCGCTATGACGTGGCGGAGTTTGAGCCGGGCGACGGATGGGACGGTCCGTATTACGGCATCGACTTTGGCTTCGCGCAAGACCCGACGACCGCCGTCGAGGTGTGGCTGCACAACGGGCGCGTTCACGTTCGGCGCGAGGCTGGCAAGGTTGGCCTTGAGCTTGACGACACCGCGCCGTTTCTTATCGACCGCCTGCCCGGAATAGAGCGCCACACGTCGCGGGCCGATAGCGCGCGCCCTGAGAGCATCAGCTACCTGTCGCGCCATGGCCTGCCGCGCATCACCGGCGTCAAGAAGGGCGCGGGCAGCGTCGAGGATGGCGTCTCATGGATTAAGTCGGCGGGCATGACGATCCACCCGGATTGCCCGATGGCGGCGCGAGAGGCGCGGCTATATTCGCACAAGGTGGATCGCCTCAGCGGTGACATCCTCCCGGCGATTGTTGACGATCACAACGACTTTATTGACTCAATCCGCTACGCGCTCCAACCGCTAATCCGCGCGCGATCCGCTCCGAGGCTGCGCAGGCTCTAAGCTATGTCGTGAAGTGGTGTGGCCTCAGCGACTCGGGCTTTTGGCCACACGAATTTGCTAGATGGCTTCGCTCGCCCCGATTAAGCCACAGGCCCTTTTGCCTCTTCGCGCGAGTTGCGCAGATGCTCGTCAACATCTCCTTCAGGCCAATAGAACCGCCCGCCAAGCTTTACCGGCTGCGGGAGTCGGCCCGCCGCAACGTCTTGGTAAAGCGCGCCGCGTGAGCGATTGCCCAGCTTGGCTGAAAGCTGCTTCATGGTGAGATAGGTTTGCATAGCGTTTTTTCGCCCTTAGCTGTTTATAATTGCTCAATCATGACTTATCGCGCCTTAATACGCAAGGGCACAAGTTTAGGGGTAGCCCGCACCCCACTCCCGTGCCGTGACAGCGCCGCAGCCGCGGCCCCCGCGCTAAACCGGACTTCGGTGGTTGGCCCACACCTATCCCGTGCCATGTGTGGCGCAGTGGCAACACATTGCTAAACGTGTTACCTTTCGGCAACAGCCACGCCGCAGAGGACGCATAGATGAAATTCCCACGTCTGTTTGGGCGCGCTGACGTGCCGAGCGTCAAAGAATCCGCAGCCGCATACACACATGTCATGACGCCAGGCCAACCTGTGTGGTCTCCGCGCGACTATGCGGCGTTTGCGGATGAGGCATACCGGCGCAACGTCATCGCCTATCAGGCCGTCAATCGCATCTGTGACGCGGTGGCGTCGGTGCGGTGGCTGGCGTTCCGGGGTGAGCAGGAGCTCATCGCGCACCCGCTGTTGGAGTTGATCGCGCAGCCAAACCCGATGCAGTCCGGGGCTGAGTATATCCGCGCAAAGGTGGGCTATTACCTGTTGGCGGGCAACGGCTATGAGGAGCGCGTGACGGTAGCGGGGCAGGCCCGCGAGCTTTACCAGCTTCGCCCGGACCGTATGCAAATCATCCCTGCGGCAAACGGCTTGCCGGAATATTATTGCTACAAGGTCGGCGGCAAAAAGGTCATCTTTGCGCGCTCGCCAAGCGGGGCCTTTGACCTGCGCCACATGAAGGCGTTCAACCCGATCAACGATTGGTATGGTCAAAGCCCCGTCGAGTCCGGCGCCTACGCTGTTGACCAGCACAACGAGGCGATGAAGTATATGCAGGCGCTCTTGCAAAACAGCGCTCGCCCATCCGGCGCGCTCGTGGCAAGCGGTGACACCGTGCTGGGCGACGATGCGTTCCAGCGGCTCAAGGCCGAGGTGCAAGACCAGTATTCGGGTTCGCACAACGCAGGTCGCCCGATGATCTTGGAGGGCGGATTGACGTGGCACGAGATGGGCCTCAGCCCAACCGACATGGGCATCCAAGAGGCCAAAAACAGCGCCGCGCGCGACATTGCGCTTGCGTTCGGCGTGCCCCCTCAGATGCTCGGCATCCCCGGCGACAACACGTATTCCAATTATAAAGAGGCGCGGCTTGCGTTTTGGGAAGATACGGTCATACCGCTCGTCGATCTAATCGCGCAGGATTGGAGCGCATGGCTCGGCAAGCCACAGGGAATCCAGATCAAAGCGGACTATGACCAAGTGCCCGCAATCGTTGATAAGCGGAGCGCGCTTTGGGACATGGCGAATATGTCCGACGATTTGACGATCAACGAGCGGCGCGAGATGAAGGGCTATGACCCAATCGAGGGCGGCGACGTTGTGCTTGTGCAGTCCTCGCAAATCAGCCTGAGCATGGCAAGCGAGCCGATCCTGCCTGCCGACATATCCCCCGCTCTCGCCAAGGCGCTGGCATATGGGCACGACATTAAATGACGCTCGCCACCGGCAACACCCGCGCTCAGGAATTGCGAGCGCAGGGCCTACTGCTTGACCGCCTGTCGGGTAAATTCGAGCGGCGGATGCGACGTGAAATCAGCGCCTCAATGCGCGAGATGCTGGCGTTTTGGGAGATTACCGGCGAAGTGCCAGCGGCGCGCGACCACGTCGAGCGGGTCGAGGCGCTCTATGCGTCAATGGCGGGCGAAAGCATTCGCGCATTTTCGCAGCGCATCAACCGCGTTGCCAAGGCGGGCGCAGGTCCGACTGAGCGCAAAGACTTTGCGGCTATCATGCGCACGTTTGCATTGCGATACGTGGCGTCCGAGGCAATCCGGCAGCGCATTACCTACGTCTCCGAGACCACGCGCGCCAGCATCGTTGACGGCGTGCGGCGCGGCTATGAGGACGGGCTAGGTCAGGCCGGTATCGGCGCGCGCATCCTTGAGAATGTCCCGAGCCTAAGCATCGGGCGCGCCAACCTTATTGCCCGCACCGAAACCCACGGCGCAGCGAACGCGGGCGCAGACGCCGCTATCCGAGAGGAAGGCCTTGAGTATCGGCGCGAGTGGATGGCGGGCAGCGATGCGCGGACACGTGACAGCCACAGGCGCGCGGACGGTCAGGACGTCGGAGCGGACGAGCCGTTTAGCGTTGGCGGAACGCGGCTTATGTATCCAGGCGATCCGGGCGGGCGGGCTTCGGAGGTGATAAATTGCCGATGCTCCGTCGCGTTTGTGATAGTCTAGCCACAGTGTTGCAAACATGCTACAGTTAGCCAACACGCAATGAGGGCCGATAAATGCAGACCAAACACTCGCCCGCGCTTATCAAGGCAATGCCAGATTCAGACGGGACGTTTGAGGGGTATGCGTCGGTTTTTGGCGTGGTCGATCAAGGCATGGATATGGTTGCGCCGGGCGCTTTTCGGGCGTCGCTCAACACTGGCCGCAAGGTCAAAATGCTTTGGCAGCACGATACCTCCAAGGTCATCGGCGTTTATGAGTCGATTGCCGAGGATGACTACGGCCTGAAAGTCAAGGGCCGTCTCCTCGCCGACGTCAAGCAAGGCGCAGAGGCGTTGATCCTGTTGCGCGCCGGGGCCATTGACTCAATGTCGATCGGCTATCGCGTGCGCGAGGCCGAGCCTGAAGCGGATGGCCGAGTGCGTCGCCTGACAGCAATCGACCTCATGGAAATTTCGCTCGTCACGTTCCCGATGCTGCCTGACGCGCTAGTCACGGCAGTCAAGGGAATCGAGACTGAGCGTCAATTCGAACGGTTTCTGCGGGATGCAGGATACTCAAAAGCAGACGCCACGGCGATCACTTCGCTTGGCTTCAAGGGCTACCTCTCCCGGCGGGATGCTGCGGTGGATGATGGCAAGGCTGAGGACGCGGCTCGCGCCGACCTCGCAAACCTCCTTCAATCTTTCGGGAAAGTATTCCAATGACCGACGAAATCAAGGGCGTTGCGGACGCCATCAAGGCGATCCACACCGGGTTTGACGCCTACAAGCAGGCCAACGACGAGCGGCTTGCGCAGATCGAAGCCAAGGGCAGCGCCGACCCGCTGACCGAGGCCAAGCTGGCCAAGATGGAAGCGGCCATTGCCGACGCTCAGGCCGTTGCAGACGAGGCCGTGCTCGCCTCCAAGCGCGCCGCTCGGGTCGTGGTTGACGATCATGGCAACCCGATCGACGTTGATGCGGCGATGGAGGCGAAGGCCGCTTCGTGGCGTCGCCAGGCCGGTGGATTTGTCGGCGAAACGCAGGCGCGTCAGATGACCGGCGAGGGCCTGAAAGCGTATGGAAGTCTGATCGAAAGCTACTTCCGGAAGGGCCCGGACAGCCTTGACCACGACGAGCGCAAGGCCCTGTCTGTCGGCGGCGACGCGACTGGCGGCTACACCGTCAACCCCGACATGTCCGGCGCAATCGTCACGAAGATCTTCGAAACCTCGCCGATGCGCGCCTATGCGGCGGTGCAGGTTATCAGCAAGGATGCGCTCGAAGGCCTCTTTGACCTGAACGAGGTTGGCTATGGTTGGGTTGCGGAGACCGCCGCGCGCCCCGTCACCAGCACGCCGAATTTCGGGGCGTGGCGCATCGCCGTGCATGAGATGTATGCCAACCCGGACGCCACGCAGCAGATGCTTGACGACCCGGAAATCAACATCGAGCAATGGCTTGCTGGCAAGGTGGCGGATCGCTTTGCTCGGGCTGAGGCGGAGTCGTTTGTCACAGGCGATGGGGTCAGCCGCCCGCGTGGGTTCCTCACCTATCCGGCTGGCACGACCAGCCCAGGTCAGATTCCGGTCACGAACAGCGGCGTGAACGGCGGGCTTGCTGCGGCTCCGAACGGCGGCGACGTGCTGCTGACCGCGCTTTACAACCTCAAGGGGGCTTATCGCAATAACGCCACGTGGTTCACGAACCGCGCAACCACGGCGCTCCTGCGCAAGACCAAGGATAGCGACGGCGCCTACCTGTGGTCTCCGGGCATTGCGGCGGGCCAGCCTGCCACGCTTCTCGGCTATCCGGTCGCCTCGTTTGAGGATATGCCAGACCCCGCCGTCGGCTCACTCTCCATCGCTGTTGGCGACATGCGGTCGGCTTATCAGATCGTTGACCGCGTGGGCATTCGCACGCTGCGAGATCCGTTCAGCGCCAAGCCGTTCGTGCAGTTCTACTCGACCAAACGAGTCGGCGGGGCCGTCATTAACTTCGAGGCTCTGCAGCTTATCAAGCTCGCAAGCTGATAACTAACGGGGCGGTGATCCTGCCGCCCCGCTTTACACGCTGAAGGAGTAAATCAAATGCGTGATCAAATGAGCAACATCGCCCCCGTTCAGGTCTTGGCC